CAGACAGGGCGGTCTGATCGGACACCCTGAAGATTATATCGACGAAAAGGTCGAGCAACGTAAAAGGAATTATTATTAATGGTAAATAAATATCACAGACAGAGTTTTTCAAAAGGTAAACTGGTTACAGAAACAGTTAAAAAAGCAAGAGAGGCTTTTAAAAATATTTACAAAAAAGATAAGACTGGCAAGAAAGATCAGATTATAGAGTCTATGAACAAGAGACTTAAAAAAGAAAAGAAAAAAATAGAACAAGAGCCTGCAGAGTTAGACCGTTATACAGATCTTATGGTTTCTGATTTTGAAAAAAAGAAAGGTCCTTTTTTTGATAAAATTAGAGCTAGAGAAAAAGCCAAACAAGAAGCGGCTGAACTTAAAAAATTAAAAGGTAAAAAATAATGCTGACAGCTGTTAGAAACTGGGTAATTAGAACAATGATGAAGTCAAAGGGTCAAACCGGAGTTGTTCAAACAATACCAAAAAGAGACATTGTAGAAATAAATACACAGATCACAGCACAACGTTTGATGCAGAATGGTATCGATCCAACTAAATTAAAAAACGCTGACCAGGTTGAGAATGCTATCATTGCAATAGAGTCTAGACCAAAAGTTCAAGAAGGAATTAAATCCACAGGAAAAATATTTGATATGGAAGGTAAAGAGATAAATCCAAGATCTAAAATCATGGGAGGCAAACAATCAGAGACAGATGCAGAGATTAAAGCGAGATTAGACAAAAGCAACAAAGAAGGTCTTGCTAAAATAAGATCAAGACAAAAAATGTTAGATGATGCGATCAACGATGTATCACCAGGATTTTCTGGTGACAGAACAGTTGATGCAGAATTAGTTGCAGAGAATCTAGCAGAACGTATGGGTAAGGTCTATGATGATCTTCCAACAAAAGAAAGATTAAAAATTTATGATGAAGCATTTCAAGGTTTATCAAAACGAAGACAGATGCAAAGAGAGTCCCTTGAGGACTTTGTTGATGATGCAGGTGGTGTTGATTCAGATGATCCAAGAGGTATAGATGACTTCATACCAGACGATGATCCAGAGCCACTAGCAAAAGGTGGACGTGCAGGATTTAAAGATGGCATGACCAGAAGAACGTTTTTAAAATTATTTACTGGCCTTGTATCTTTACCTATCGTAGGTAAATTTTTAAAACCAATGAAAGTTGGCAAAACAGTAACTAAAGTTCCGATGATCAAAACTGATGATGTTGCCGGTAAACCAGAATGGTTTGATGCATTGGTTAATAAAGTTATTGTTGAAGGTGATGATGTTACTAAAAGATTCGCGACAGGTGAGAGACAATCTATTCATCAGAAAAAATTGGATGATGGTACCGTGGTTCGAGTTACAGAAGACGTGGATGATGGTGCTATAAGAGTTGAGTATGAAAGCGAACAAAATGTATTCGGTGATCCGGTGCAGATGCAATATAAAAAACCATTACCTGATGAGGGTGATCCAAAACCGACAGCAGAGTTTACCACAACAGAGTCAGGTCCGGTTGGCAGACAACAAGGTCCGGATGATTATGATATAGAGCTAGATGAAGTAGGTGGCACAAGTATCAGAGATCTAGATTCAGACGTATCCAAACTAAAAGAATATGCTACAGGTCAAAAACCTACCATGAAAGAACTTTTGCAAAATATTGACCGAAGAAAAAAAGCTCAGAGAATAACAGACGATCCTGAAGCTCAAATGGATTCTATAATTAGAAGACAGGGTGAAATGCTCGATTATGATACACCAGACGACTTTGCATCAGGTGGCATCGCTAGAATGTTAGGAGAGTAATGACTCCAAAAGAATACAAACAGATGATGGACTACCTGACTCGATCGGGTATTAAAAAACAAGTTAAGTTTGCGTCAGATATAGCAAGACCGGATCCAAAACCACGAGTGCAGGAGATAGATGCAATCAATGCGTTTATGAGACGTAATCCAATAAACAAAGCTGATGGTGGTATGTTGGTGCAACCAAGTGTTGGTGACATGAGAGAGGGATTCAAAAAAGACTATGATGTAAAAGAATTAGATAAAGCAACAGAGTATTACACAAAAGGTGAGTTTAAAAAATTTAGTGACATAAAAGGTTTTGGTCAAGGTAAAGATCCTAAGTTTATAAAAAAATATAAAAACATGAGAAGTTTAATTAAAAAACAATTAGACTATCATGATGGTAAATTTAAAATACCAGATAAAACTGATCAACCAAAATCAGATCAAACTATAAAATTAGAAAAATATTTAGAGGGTAAAAAAACTATAAAACAATCTGAGTTTATAAAAAAATTAACTGAACTTGGTTATAAAGATCCTAAAAAAACAGTTAACAATTTAGCGTTCACTAAAAATTTAAATATCATAAGAGATGTAGAAAGAGCACCTCAACCTTTTAGAGGTAGTAAATTATATACAAAAGCACAATTAAACAAAGCATCTAAAGGAATGTTTGATGGAAAATCTTTTAGTGAACTAGATGGTAAACAAAGAGATAGGGTGTTTAGTAAGCTACGTCAACAGGGTGGTAAATATTCTAAGTTTAGAAAAATAAATAATCCTTTATCAAAAGAGTTGATAAAAGATATTAAAACAAAATTTGGAAATGTTTATAAAGATTGGGATTTTGATAATTATAGATTTGGTATTACAGGTGCTAAAGGAGAAAATTCAAAACTATATGATAAAATAAAAAGATTTGTAGCAGAGCCAAAAACTTATGAATTAACTGCAGATTTTAGTGGTGCAGATGGTTGGTTAGGATCTCAAATGAATAGAGCTTATAAATTAGGTGACGAGAGATATGTGCCAATTAAAATTGTAAGAAACAACAAAGAAAAAATTGCAGGATTTATAGACAATACAGAATTTGGTGGTGGTAAAAAATATATGTTTTCTGAAGAATTTATAAAAGGATCAAATGCTGATGGTGTGTTAATGTCATCTCATCCTGATTTCAAAGAAACTAAAAAATACAGAGACATTGCTAAACTAGCAAAACTACCTGTTCGTGGTGCATTAAAAAATATTTTAAATTCCAAAGGTGTGGATACAAGTAGAATAAGTTTATCTGATTTATACAAATATATGATGGATGAAGTTGGAATTGAAGGAACAAAAAATGCAATCGAACAACACCATGTAAAAGGTGTTGGTGTTAGAGCAACAGGAGATTATCAATTATTAAATAGAGATTTAAACGCTCTTGCAAGACAAATATCTTCTGAAATAGGTGAAGGTAATTTATCAAGAGTTAATGAGTTAAAACAAAAAGGAATTAGAGTAAATGTTGGAGGTCAGGAGTTTGGTGCTCCTAAAGGTACAGCAAGTTCTGACTTTTTAAAAATTAAAGATGATATAACAAAATTTTATAAGGAAGCAGATGTTACAAGAGTAAAAGGACTAGCTGCTTTTATGAAAAGAGAAGTTCCAGAATTAAAATGTAGTCTTTCAAAAGGTATAGATTGTAATGATGCAAGATCATATGAAAGAGCAATTAATGAATTTACAGAAAAAGCAGCAAAAGGAGATGAGGCAGCTAAAGCTACTCTTTCAAAATTTAATAGTAAAGTTGCTACAGCTGGTAGATTTATAAAAGGTGCATTAGGTCCACTTGCACTCGTAACTGAAGCAGCAATAGATTTAGCCATTCCTCTTAATCAAACTTTACAAAAGGGTGTGCCTTACAAACAAGCGTTCGCTGATACTTTAATAAATAAATATATTTTAGGACCAAAACTACAAGTTGATAAAGAAGCAGAAATTGCAAAAGAGATGGCTAAAGGTGAAGAGTTTGCAATGGCAGAACGTGGTAGAAGAATGATGATTCCACAAAGTGCAACAGCTGATGCACAGAGATTAAAAAAACGAGAAGAGGAAAGAAAAGCATTATTTCCTGATTTACAATTTGCAAATCCAAGTAATCAAGAGGTAGATCAGATGTTAAAAGAACAAGGAGTATTCAGTCCGTTTACTTTAGGATATGGTATGCAGCAAATACAACCTGGTATTGGTGACATGAGATACAATGAAGATGCAGCGTATCAAGAAATACGTGATATTATAAATAAAAACATTAACGAGAGAATACAATCACAACAAATGCAAAACATAGCAACGGCAGGTGGGATTGCTAATCTAGCAGGCGGTGGTATTGCTAAATTAGCTGGTGATAGATCAGGCGCAATGTTAGAATCTATGAATCCAGATAAGGATGGGTTGCCAGGTCTATTAAAACGTGTTAAGAAAGTATAGGAGTATTAAATGGCAGATATAGATAAAGGACTCCCGAACACTAGAACTAAATTAGATATCCCTTCAGAAGAAGAGGTAGCAGAAGAAGTTGCTGTTCAGGAACAAGAACCCGAAAAAGGGCCCGTAGAAGTTATACCTGAAGAAGACGGTGGTGTAACATTAGACTTTGAACCAGGATCAATTAACATACCTGGAACTGAATCACACTTTGACAACTTAGCAGATCTTTTACCAGACGAAGTTTTAGAGCCTATCGGAAACGAGATGACTCAAAACTATATGGACTACAAAGGTTCAAGAAAAGAATGGGAACAATCTTATATACAAGGTTTAGATCTTTTAGGGTTTAAATACGAAAACAGAACAGAACCATTTCAAGGAGCTAGTGGTGCAACACACCCTGTAATGGCAG